ATCATAAGGGAACCGAACCATGACGACATCAGCATCGAGCTTCTCAAGTTGACCGCGTAGCGCCTCCGCTTTCTCCGCGACGTCATCGCAGTCGGCCCAGATCATCCACTCTCCCGTTGATTGCCGGAAAGACTGATTGCGAGCAGCAGCAAACGAATCGACGTGCTCCCACTTCTCCGCTCCGACGCCGTTCTTGTACTCCGAGAAGACGAACGCCTTCCCGTTTTGTTCGCACCACGCGTCGGCTCGCATCACGGTGTCGTCGGGCGTCTTCAATCCTATGGCGCGAACGAGCGAAAGCTCATCGAAGGCCGGAGCAAAAGCCTCGAGGAATCGCTCGATGTAGACTGACTCGTTGCCGCAGATGACGCAAAGCGATAGGCGCATGGCGCTGCGCGGCCTGTAAAAAACAAAACCCGCGCCCCAGTTACGGGACGCGGGTCAGGTTTCGAGGCTCTGCCTCGTTACAGGTTATGAGTATTGGGTCGCGATAAGCTGGCCGGCGTTGCTGTTCACAACCTTCTCGGCGACGTAGTGCGAAGCGCGAACGATGTTCGACTTCACGCTCTCGTCGCGGTAGGTGAACACGCCCACGGCGGGACCGTACTCGGACCAGTTCAGCGTGAATCCAGCGCCACCACCGAAGAAGCCGGTGGAAGCCTCGGTCACGGAACCGACCCAGATGTACGAGTTCGACCAGACCTGCGAGCTAGAGAAGGCGACACCTTCCGGCGCGCTGTCGTAGCTCGAACGGCCGATGAGCACCTCGGAGACGCCGAAGACTTCGGCAGCGGCCTGCGTGCTGGCGTTGAGGATCGTGTCGCTCGAAAGACCAGCGCCGCGGAGGCGGTTCTGGAACTTCGTGCTGGCGCGGATGCGGGTCCAGACCGGCGCGCTCATCACAACGCGGAGGTTGCTGGTGGACTCACCCTTCGCGAGCAGGCGGTCGATAGCCTCCTGCACGTCAGCGCCGACGTCGAACGTCGCCAGATTGGCGGTCGTGTACGCGGTGCCGGAGTTCGTCGAGGTGAAGGTGCCGGTGTCGAAGATCTTCGCGGCAACGCGGAGTTCGTGACCCAACAGCAGCTTGCGCTGCGCCAGCTTGGCGGCGACCACCTCGGCGTCGAAGAAGCGGGAAACGTCGAGCGCGACGGTATCGTCAACGCCCATCTCCACGCCGTACTCCTGCGCGATGTAGGTCTCCTGATTGTAAGCCTGCGTCGCACGAGGATAGCTCGAGTTAGGCGAACGCTGCTTGATCTCGTTCTTCAGCAGCTGACCTTCCTTGAGCAGGAAAGACGGATACTGACCGGCGCGAACCGGAACGGGAAGAATGGGCATGACGCGAGTTCCGACGAGACCGGCCTCCCAGTCTTTCGCCTGCTCGAGAACGCCCGCGATATCGCCACGGAAAACGGCGGCGGCATTGGTGTACATGGTAAGAGTTCCTTTCTTTTAAGGGTTACAGATTCTTCGGGATGAACTCGATGACCGCGCCGTTGTTGGAAGTGCTCGTGAGAGCCTTGCCAATCGTGACGGTGCCGGTCGTGGAGACGAGACCCGAGGCTCCGAGATAGAGAGTGTCGCCGACCGTGACCGGAGTCGCGGTGACAACGCCCTTCTGGGTGCCGAAGTTCGTCAGGAAAGCGACGGTGACGTAATCACCGGAAGCGGCGTCGATCTGCGCGAAGCCATCGCAAGCGGTGCTGGTCGAAAGACCGACTCCGCGGTTGTTAGAAATCACAACGCCGTAAAAGGCGGTGACGGTGGTATTGGCAAGGAACGTGCCTGTGCCGAGGTAGTTAGTAGCCATGATGGGTTACAGGTTAGAGTTTGATCTTCTCGCCGGCCTGCACGCGGGAGCGGTAGGCGACGTAAAGGTCGGAATTGTTCTTGATGCAAAACGAGATCGCCGCGGCTTTGTCGCCCTTGAGTTCGGCGGTCTTCTCGGCGACGAGCGCCTCGAAGGTCTTCGCCTCGACTTTAGGAGCGGGAGCTTCAGCGGAGACGGCCGGAGCGGCAGGCGCGCCGATGGTCTTCGCGAACTCCTTGAGAGCGGCTTGAGCGGCCTCCTTGGCGGCAAGTTCGACCGACTCGGTCTTCTTCGCTTCCATCGCGGCCGGCTTGTCTTCGGGCTTCGGCAGCATCGACTCGAGCTTCGAGAGGCGCTCACCGTAAGCCATCATCGCGGACTGGATCATGTCCGCGACGGCTTTCTTCATGTCTTCGTTCATTTCGGGATTGGGTTCGATTTCGATTGAGACGCCAGAGGCGTCGTTGAACTTGTTCATCATACGGGAAAAAAGTCCGTCCTTGTTGGCGGCCGGCTCGCTCACGAGATCGACCGAATAGATCTCCGAGCAGCGTTGCAGCACGGTTCGCTTGTCGCTCGCGAGTTCGGTAGGACCGGAGAACGCGATAGAAAGGCCGAAGGTGTCCGGGATCTTCTCCGCGATCTCGAGGACGTAGTCGCGGTGGGGCGAGTTCTCGAGCAGGTTCAGATCGCCAAGGAGCTTGCTACCGTCGATGCGCAGATTCGAGACGTAGCCGATGATATCGCCAGCGCCGCCCGAGTGATCGAGCTTCACCTTGAGCCCGCCTTCGTATTGCGCGGCCGCGGATTTCACTTGCTCGATTGTCTTTGCGTCAACCTGCACGCCGTGACCTAGCGCCGGTCCTTCGGAAATCAGCGAGACGCCGCGAATCACGCCAGCGGCGCGGTCTATCTTTCCGGCGGCGGTTGCAAAGGTGATTGTCGGCTTCATTACTTAATAAAGACTTTTGTAAGAATCGGGATCAAAACGCCGACCGCTCCGAGCGCGCCGATCCATTTCCACAACTGTTTTTCGTGGCCGGAGAGCTTGCGCTCGATCCATTCGACGCGACTTGCAAGACCGCGATGGCCCATCTCCTCGTCGCCGATGATCGCCTTCTCGATCCGATCGACCGAGCTTTGCAGTTTATCGAAGTTCTCCGGTGTCATTTTGCGCGAGTAAGTTGATGCCTAACTCCAAGCCAGAAATACACGCACGCGAAGGAGACCGTCAGGATTTCCGGTTGTAGTCCTGCCAGTTGATCGGCCGGACGCGTCCAGATGTACGCGCAGGCACCTGCGACCATACACGGGCGCACCATTTGCGTGCAGAACGCCGCAATGGTCATAAGCCCGTGCATCCAATTCGGCGCACCGGCTGGCGGCGCGTAGCTGCTACCTGACGTTCCATCGACGGCTTTGGCAAACGCTTCAACCTCGGCAACCGCGATCTGCTTTTCCTTGAGCGCAGCGATCTCCGCGATGCGCCGCTTGCTTGCAGACCATTCCTTCGCTTCGGCTACAAGCGAGCCGAGCAACTGCGTTGCGCCACCGAGGATTGTACCACCGGCAGCAGAGGCAAGGAATGACCAGAAGCTCATGGTCAGCCGAGCGCCAAGCCCAGCGCGAGCATCACCGCGCCCGTGACGAACAGCACGAGCGCGATTGCACCTAGCAGGTCACGATCACCCGCCAGCTTGTTGCGCAGGCTCAACAACCGGCGCGAGAGTTCGGATGGCACGTTCGAGAAGTTCATGCTCGGATCGCGTGCCGCGGAATTGAGCCGCGGCTTGCGCGAGAATTTCGAGTGCTTGTTTCGGAGTCAGGTTTTGTTCCATGCGTCACCTCAATGCGTAAAAAATCAGGCGCGTGTCAGACCGAGGTTACCGGAAATGCAGTCGAGCTGGTAGTTGTCGTCCTCGTCGGACGGGCCAGCCGCCCAATCGTCCCATTGGGTTTCAGTCATATCCACGTTGCCATTCTTCAGCGGAGTCACCACCTCCTCCGTGTAGGACTCGGTGATGGTCGGGTTGCCCTGCGCGGGAACCACGTTGCCGTCAGCGTCCACGGAAGCGGGGACGTAGGCGGGATTCGGCACCTCGCGCTCCTTCGTTACCACGTCCACGGCTTGCAACTCATAGTAGTAGGAGGGCGGCGGGCCGAGGCCGATGGAGCGGATGTAGAGGCGCGTGGCCATCCGAGGGTAGACGGGAACCGGGACGATGGTAGTTTGCATGGTGATTATTTCAAAAGGAAAACCGTGTCGCAAAAGATAAGACAACCGGCTTCGCAGTTTTGTAGTTGCAGTTTGAAGAGAAACAAACCGGAGAGAACAGCGCACACACCTAACAAATAACCAATGCGCTTTGCGGTTTGCATGGGTGAAGATTAAACTGCGGTTATGGTCGGCAGAGTAGTAAATACATCATCCGACGTTTGCTTGTAGCAAATAGCAACATGGCCGCTGGAAGATGTATTTATCACAGTAAACGTCATACTTCCGCTTGCTTTGGTTACGCTGGAAATTGTCACACTTCCTGAATTTATCTTTGTTAATTCGGTAGCTTCGTAAAGTGTTGAACTACCGAGATAACCTCCACCCTTAACCATCAATGATGCGTAACCTGTGGCCGTGTTTCCATAAACTCCAACCTCCAAAACAAAACTTGAGGCCAACGAAGGGCTCGGCATTGTGACCGTAAATGTTTTTGTTACATTTAGGAGAGTAGTAAATGCCGCATCAATCATTACTGTTTTAGCTGTTCCGACAGCCGTTCCAGCCCTAACCCTACCCGCAAACGTCGCGTTCTGGCTGCTGTCCAGCGTTAGGGCGGTGGTGCCTGCGGACTTTAGTATCAACGATCCAGAAGCCGTGCTGAATTCTCCGTTTGTTCCTGTCCAAGTGAATCCGCAATTATCTGAAGTTCCCGTGTAAATGCCTTTGTTGTTAGTGCGATTAAGAATAAAACCCGCAAACGTCGCGTTCTGGCTGGAGTCGAGCGTCAGGGCGGTGGCGCCTGAACCGCTTACGATAAAAGTGGATTTTCCTGCCGTTACAGAACCAATGTACGCCCCACCGCTCAACAAAGTTACCGCTGCCTCTGCTGAAGTTGTTTTGAACCTAAAATCGCCTACACCTGCCGTGTAAAACGAATCAGCCGTCCCAAACCCAATCCCTCCCGCCGAGGTGGTGTGGGTGGCGAGTTGGAGCTTGCCGTTGCCGGAGTCCGTGGTCGTGCCGATAAGGACGTTGTTGTTCGTCGAAATGTGCAGCGTGTCGGTCCATGAAGTCCCGTTGTAGAGACCCAAACTCAATCCATCAGCGACGGAGCCATTCAGAATCACCCGTGCGGCTTTCGACGGAGTGCCATCTTTGTACAAAGATAAATTACTATTAGTTGCTGTACAACGTAAACCGACGTTAGAATTTACCGTACCAGCAAAACTGCTCGTCCCCGTCCCGCTGACGGTGAGGTTGCCGGCGAGGGTAGTAGTTCCGGCAACTCCGCTCGAAGGACCGACATCAACTGTCAAAGCATCCGCTCCACGAACTCCGTCGTAAATGTGGAATTTTCCGTCACCAGCCCGAAGCTGCAATCCCCATTGAAACGTTCCACCACTATAAAGAGTTAATCCCGAATAGCGATTTGCGACGGTTGCATTTGTAGCGTCTAACGCAATAGATGGCCCACCAATTCCAGATCCAGTAAGCGTCCATTGATAACCGTTAGTCGAACTCGTTCCGGTCACCGGTCCGGCAAAGCTGCTCGTTCCCGTCCCGCTCACCGTCAGATTGCCGCCAATACTCGCGGACTTCTCCACGCCCAGACCGCCTTCCGTGACGATTGCGCCCGTGTCCTTATTGCTGCTATCGGTCGTGCCATTGACGCGCAACGAACTCGCCATCGTGACAACCGGCGTGATGCTGAACGTCGTCGAGGTCAGCGTCGCGTATTGCGTGCCGCCCAGCGCGATTCCGATTTCGTTCGGCTGATGACGGAAGAAACCGGTATCCTGATCGCCGTCGAAGGACAGCGACGGGTTGTTCGCATTGCCGTTGCCCGCGTGAATCGAGCCGCCCGCGACGACGCCTGCGCTCGGAACCGTGAGGCCGTTCTCGTCGAAGTAGGCGACTTGCGTGCCGCTGACCGAGATGCCGAGCGTGTTCGCGGCGGGACGGTAGATGCCGGTATCCGTGTCGTTGGTGAAGAATAGCGACGGAGCCGCAGCGGTGCCGTCCTGCAAAGAGATTTGACCTTCGTCGCCGATGATCGTGATCGCGTTTGCCGTCTCGTTAATCGTGATGTTCGCGCCAGCGACTAGAGTCTTGCGAACGTACTGCCCGCCTTCGCTGCCGACAATTTGACCAGCACTCGGATCGCCGAGCACGTTGTTGAGCGAAGTGAATCCGCTACCGCCTCCCATTCCGCGAGCGGCATTCAACGTCCAGTTCGTCGCGCTGCGCGAAGGACGCTCCTTATTTCCGTCGATGTTGGAAACGAAGGAATCGCCGTTGACGGTTACAAGGTCGAGGCGGTTGTACGTTTCTCCCGCCTGCCACTTGCCGCGAGGATTCAGCCCGCGAGGCTCGGCAAACTCCTTGCGCAGCTGGTCGATCTCACCGGCACGCGGGAAGCGTGCGAGTTCCGCGCTGACGATCTCTTTCACCGCGCTCGGCAGGCTGGCCGCGTGCTCGGCAATCTTCGCCTCGGCTTGCGCCGCAAGGCGTGCGTTCTCTTCGCGCTCCGCAATGATCGCGTTGTAGCGCGCCTGCGTGCTTACCTCGAGACCCTTCGCAAGGTCCGCAATCTTCGCCTCGAGCGCAACGCCGAGCGCCGCGGTCTTGTCCGCTGTCTGCTTCGTCGTCCACTCCTCAAGCTCGGCGCGCAGTTGCGGCTCGGTCTCGTCGAATACCTTCTCCACCTCCGCGTTCAGATGCTCGCGCAGCTGCGGCAACTGCTCGACGAGTTGCTTGAGTTCGCTGCGCTGAATGATCGCAAGTTCGATCAGCCGGTCGATCTGGGTCTGGGTGTCCATTGTTGAAAATTACTTCCCGCTCTTCGGGTGCTTGCTCGGCAGCAGGTCGTTGTCGGTCGTGTAGTTCGGATTCTCTGGGCGACCGTTCTTCAGCAGGTAAAGGAACGCATTTACGCGGGCGAAAGCCCATTGAGACGCGGACTGTACTCTAGGCGAATGCGAGGTGTTAAACGCTCCAAGGCCGCGTTGGAAAACCGACTTTAGCTGACCGAGCGTTGCGCGACCGTAGCGCGTGTTCGAGTCCTTCTCGTTGAACTCGTCCGCTTTCTTTTGCAGCGTCGCCTCCTGCTCCGCGGTTACCTCGGCGCTTTTACCGGACGCATCACCTTTCGCGCTGCCTTCTCCTTCGGGATTGCGGTTCGGCGTGTCGCTCTTCGGCGCTTTGTCTGATCCGACGATTGCGCCGCGTTCTCCGACTTTCGCGAACTGTCCTTCGTGCTGCCTCATGCAGACGGCAGTCCGCTGCGCTGCGTCTGGGAACTCGGCGGTTGCTACCGGATCAGCCATGCAACGAGCCATGAAATCGTCGTGCGTCTCGCCGGAGTTCGGCGTCGGCAGGTCGAACTTCTTTGCCTCGAAGAGTTGCGCGGCCGTTTTCCCGAGGACGAACGGCGCGACGTGAGCGGCGCTGCGCTTGTCGAGTTCCTTGCGGTATTGCTCGACGGCGGTCAGCCAGTCGTTCGCGTTCG